GTTGCTAACATCGATTAACCCGGAAACATCGTAGTTACTTATCGTGGGGTAATTCCGACTCAGTGCAGCATGCACCAAGGAAACGCAGGCGTCTACCGAATCAATGACATCGATATTGGCCACGTTTTGAAGTATTGAAATTTCTCCTTTTAATCTCTTTAAGTCGCGTGCAGTAAGCGACGGGATGATAAAAATTTGCCCGTCTCCAAAGTCAAACGCAGTCCCTTTGAATGGCAGTGGTTGGGCGGTGCATTGGGTAGTATTTGCCGCCAGCGAGACAACTGAACTTCCAGTATTTGACATAAATTTCTCTTTTCAATGTTGTGAGCGAGGAAATTAACTATTTTTTCCCCGCAAATTTATAAACCTTACCTCTGAATAACGGGCTGTAAGAACTCGCCTCCAGGCGAATTTTTAACGCAATGTCCAGCTATTTCAAGGAGATTAAAGGACGTGGTTTTTAGCGGGCCTTCAGTGTCCGGCCGCTCAGCTTTTATGAAGCTTCGAATCGATGCAGAGGGGCTGGGTGGCGCTGGTTGTTGACGCTTATTAGTTCCCTTTTTTGCCGCTGCTTTGGTCACGCCAGCCAAGGAAAAAGACGCCTTGCAAATCCTGAAGAAGCGCGTCCCTTCACGCGCTGAAATATGAATCTTCAGAGGCGCAGTGATTGCTGCCACCCTTGCAATGATGTTCACGTGATTTCTCCGCCGTGACTGAGTTGGCATAAATCGCAGGCGCTCACTGCAACCATCAGAAAATAAACCCAGCGATTGAATCATCTGACCCGCGCCAATATCGCAGCTCACGCGAAATGAGTTTTGCAAGACTTCCAATAGTTCAAGTGCCAGTGATTGAACCGCCCTCAGTGATTGGCGGTCATCGCCAATCGTAGGCATGGCGTCTGCGATGCGATAGTGCTGGGTTTCCTCAAGCAATGCTCGCAACAGCGCCCGAATCATTAACCAAGTGAGTCCGAGACGCCTTAATTCTTGCAATTGACCAATGGCCATCAACCGTATCAACGGGGATGGAAAAGCCTTGCGCATGAAGGGCAGATACATATTTGGCGCTTGTGCTGCATGGCGCAGGTTCATAAATCAAGGGCAAATATCTCAGGCGTAATTTGATAGCAGGTAACAGGGCTATTGCCCATGCCGGGCAGGCGGTGTTTTGAATCAAAGGGCCTGCCCTTGCTTGGGATCAAACAACCATGCTCCACAAGCACATGCGCCACCGCTTTGTAGTCAAAGCCTTGGCAAATCTCAGAGCGGAAGCACTCAGGCAAAACAAAATAATGCACGGCCCCGCCCGCATCCAGCACATAAGAAAACGAAGGCTCAAGGCCTCGATCCTTGGCCCCAATGTCTTTGAACGGCTCACCGTCAGCACAATACACCCGCCGGAATCCCGCCCGATTTAGCGTTTTTGAATTGTGGTCATCGCCTTGACGGTGCCACAGTGCAAAACGGCCTTCGCCGTTGACCTCCAAAAAGCGCCGCACGGCCCGCAACATGGCCACAATCTCACCGTTTCCATTGCCACCACGGGCAGCCAGCCAGGCATTAAAGCAAGCCGTAGCAGCCCGCTCACTCTCACCCTCTGGCCAGCCAGTCAGGCCCGCCTTTGTGGCCAGCTCACCAGCCGCACCCACCAGCGCAAAGCGTGCCCCTACCCGCTCAACCTGCCCGCTTGAATCCTTGGGGATCAACTGCGCAGCCAGGGCGTTTGATGTGGTTTTTATGCTGGCCTTCAGCGTGCCCGCGTTGGTGGTCAACCACTCCAGCCAGGCGCGGCCCGGGGCACCGTACACGGCCAAACCCTGCCCGGTGATGTGCTTGGCAAACGCGGCACCGCCTTCAAATCCGTGCAGATTCTCAAACGCACCCAAGCCCACGCCCGCATCGGCCGGAATGTCTGCCATGCGTACTTCCTGCCCGGTTCGGGTTCGTTTTTGTCCTTCTGCCATGTGGTCAGCAAGCCCCAATTCACCAGCACTCAGAAACAGCAAGCGCCAAACTTGCCGGGGGCGTGCTGTTCCACCACGAGTCGCACGGGCTTTGCCTTGTTCGTTTGCCAGCATATAGGCGCATTCGCCCGCCGTCTTGGGGTCTATCTGTGCCAGTTCGTCAAGAATCAAAACGCAGTCGCTGTGCTGTGCGGCTGTGGCTTCTAACGCGTTGTCTGTGCTTCGCCAGCGTTGCAGGTAGCTGGCTCCTCCATTCACGCTGGCTGCCAGTTTCAGGGCCGTGGTCTTGCCGCTTGAACTGTCGCCACGGTAATGAAAGCCCCCCGATTCCATGCCCGCCGGGCGCAATAGCGGCCCGGCAAAGGCACAGGCCACGGCAAACGCCAAGCGTGAATTTCCTACGCACAGAGCGCCCACACGGTCACGCCATTGTTCAGGCGTGCCCTTGGTGCGGAATGTGTTTTCAACCGCGTTGTCACTCTGAAAAACAATGCGTTCAGCATCATCCCCAATGGTTTCACGGGGCAACACAAAGGCGGTGCCGTGCCAGCCCACGCGGTCAGTGCAACTGGCAAATTCTTCAGGCGTGCGAGTTTGTATGAACTGGGTTAGCAGGTTGCGGGCGCGGGGCGTGGTGGAGATACGCAGGCCCATATTCAACAGCGTGGAGCGGTATTCGCCGCCGTCAGCGGACAACATACGGGCAGGCATCGCCCATTGTTTGACATGGCCCAACGGGTCAGCAAAAGCCACGAAGTATCCCCAGCCGCCGCCGTCTTGGTCACGCGTCAAGGCCTCCACATCCAAGCGGCTGCAAATCCATTCGGGCGGCTTGCGTTTGCCGTCCTGGTCAGCGCCAGTGAACCACACGCCGGAATCATCCACGGTGAACGGGTCATAGATGCGCTCGCCGTCCACAGCAACGGCCCCGCCGGGCTTACGCCGCTTGCTTGGGCTGTCAGTGCCTGCCTTGTCGGCTTGCGCAGCGTGGGCGGCCGCTTGGCTGGCCTGGTGCGCTTCAATGGCGGCATCTACGATGCAGCGCACCGGCTCAAGGCCCGCCGCATGGTGCAGGTCGTTGAAGTCGCTGCCACCATCGGGCAAACCCACAGGGAACACGGCCAGGCCATGCACCGCACGGGCCGCCGCCTTGGCTTTGTCGCGGCCGGGGTTGTGGCCCTTGTCGGCATAGGTTTGCAAATCTTCATCGCCACACAGCACCAGCAACGCGGCCGGGTGTGCCAGGTACAAGGCTTTGGCCACATGCACCAGGTTGCCAGCATCAAAGGCACACGCCACCGGGCGGCCGGTGGCCTCGAACAGGCTTGCGGCCGTGGCGTAACCTTCAGCCACCAGCAACACCGAGGGCGCGGGGGCCGTGTCGCCGGTTGCCTCAAGGCTTGGCATTGTGCCCAGCAAATGCCACAGGCCAGACTTGCGCCCGCCCTTTAAAAATAGCTTGTCGGTGCTGCCGTTGGCGGGCTTGCTGGGGGCAATGCGTTGCACGTTCCACAGCTTGCCTACTTCATCGCACAAAGGCACCAGCACGCGGCCATCAGACGCAAAGCGCAGGCCGTGGGCTTGCACGCCCTTGCGGGTCAGGTAGGCGCTTGCCCCCGTGTCGCTGGCATCGCGCCACAGTAACGCGGCCTCACCGGCTGCATGGGCGTGGGCGGCTTGTTGCTTGTCTTTTTCGGCTTGGTCGCGGGCGGTCTTTTCGCGTGCCAGGCGGGCCGCTATTTCAGTGTCTGGTTTGACGGGGGGTTGATCCATCTTGAGAATGACAAAGCCATTTTCTTTAGCCAAGTGCAGCAGCGTACCAATGCCAACGCCGCCGCCCGCCTTGATACTATTCCAAGTTGAGCGGGTCGATTTGAGGTTGTAGCCGTCCGCCGTTTGGCTCCATTCATCGAACAAATCGAAGCCGGTCAAATCTTCAAATTCAGACTTGATCGCCATGCCCACACGTGCCCATTCATCGCGTTGCAGGTTTGCCGAAACGTATTGCAGGGCCGAACGGATCAGCTCAGGGGTGATGATGGTTTTCATGTTTGCTCGGGCCTGTCTGGTGCCGTGCTTTTGGCGTCCTTCATTCGCAAACGACGCAGGTCACGCACGCACTGGATGCCCATGTTCAGCTCGTTAGCGCAGGCGTCTATTTGGCAGGCTATTTGCTGCAAAACATCGCCGCTTGTATCGTCAAAGCTGCGCCAGTTATTAACGGATTCGTTGCAGTTTTTAAGGCTATTTTTGAAATCAGGAAAGTAGTCCGCTTGGCTTGAATAAAGTTCCAAAGTCCGCCGCGCCTCGGCTGCAAACGCAGCCATTTGCGTGACTTTTCCAAGGTAGAAAAACTTCTCTGAGAGTGTTTCCACCAGCTCATTAACGGTATTGACTGCCGCGTCAATATCGGGGGCTGCGTTGGCTGCTTTGTTGGTGGCTGCGCTCATACCATCACTCCGAAAAGTTCGGCCAGCCGATAAAACTCACTTAAATCGCAAAGCGTTTCTTCGGCAATGTCCAAGAGCTGCAAATTAACAGCGTGATTTTCGTCTGTAGAGAGACTATCCCGTACCGCTGAAACAAGGGCATAAGTCCTATTCGTCTTTTCCTGCCATGCTGAAAAGGTTGCGCTCAAATTAATTCGGGTTTGTGCGTCGAAGATCATGCCGTCACCCCGCCGATAGTCAACTCATTGCAAGCCTGTTTGAGCATGGACACGGCCCGCATGGCCTTGGCTGTAGCAGCCTGAATGCCTTGCTGGGTGTCGGTGGTGCGGATGTAGTGAAGTGCTATAGACAAGGCGTTTTCAATGGCTTGTTGCCGGGCTATCGTGGGCTCTACTTTGGGTGCCGTCAGTGCTGGGTACCGGCGTTGAATGATGCGGGTATGCAGCAAGCGGCCCAGTGTGGTGTTTGACGTGATGGCGGGCGTGGTGCCCAGGGGTGCCGCTTTGGGCGTGGTGGTGGTCATGGTTTCGGCTCCTTGTCGAGACTGAAAAACCACTCGCTGACTTCTTAGATCAGCAGAATGGACGTGGGGCTTAAGAACACAAAACAAGTTGTGCGGCCATCCTTGCGGGTAGACCCTCCCCACGTCCAAAACCTTAAATTTTGGGCATGAAAAAACCTTGCTGACGGGAAGGTAAACCGCTTGTTTTGTGGTGTTCTTAGCACCGGGGAGGACTTTAGCACGGCTTCGCGCCAGTCTGCAAATTGTTTTACGCATATCGTTTCTATTTTTATGTGTTTTAAGGCTCTAGCCCTTGTGGGCATTGCGCAAGCAGCTATTTATTTAGAAGCAAATTTAGCGGCCCGCTTGTATTGCGGCTGGTGTCACTACCCTCTTAGAGAAGGTATTGAGGGCACAAAGCCAGGGTGTAAAACGTCAGGATGGCCAAGTTCAGAGGCGGCCAATTGTTCGCCGGTCACGGGGTCATAAACGGTAAGCCTGCCGGGGTATTCAAACCGCACCAACACAGAGCAATCTCCTTTGCCCATGCGCTTTTGAAACAATGGGTTTTTGATATTCAAGCCGGTGAAGGTTGCCGCTTGCCGCAGGCGGTGCTCAGCAGCCTTTATGGCTTGTTCCTTGATATATTGCGGGCCGGTATTCATGCTTGTGCCCCGGCTTGGATGCGCTCATTGCTCAAGGCATCAATCGCGGGCGTTGGGCAGCACGTTGCAGGCGCAGCGGGCAGCATGGCGATATGCAGGCTGATACACGCTTGCACCATTGCATTGACGGTGTTGTTCGTGTTGCGTCTTTCAGCCAATGTATTGCAGTAATGGGGTGCGAATTCCTTTTCACACGCCCGTTTATAGCCCTTCACGATCTCAATCACGGCATCTAAATTAGTAATATTTGGCGTGGGTTTGGCAGTGGTCTTTTGATTGCTGGCAGCACAACTGGGATCTATTTTTTGAGCGTGGTTCATTGCTGGCCACCAGTCGTGACGCGGGCATTAATCCAACTGTCGATATTTTCCTCGCGCCAGGCAACAGCGCGGGCAGACAAACGAACAGGTGACGGGAATGTTTTATCCTTGACCCCGGCATAAATCGTGGATTTTTTCAATCCAGTTTTAATTTCGACTTGCGGCAAACGAATCAGGTTGCCAGGCTTCGGGGTGAAGGGCAGGCGGCCATCATGGGCCGCTGGAGTCGCGCCATGCATCGGTTGCACGGGCTGGGGTTGTTGGTTTAATCGGTTCATTACGGGCCTCAATAGGTTGTTGAAGTCCGTAGTTTTCCCGTTATGCCAGCACCTAGATAGAAAAAATAAAGGCCCCTATCAAGATTGACGGGGGCCTTTATTTTTCCTTGACAGACGCGCCGTTACATGTCATTGAATTTGTAAATAGCCTCAAATTTATCAGCATTTAGCAAATTCAGATAGCCCTTGTTTTGCATTTTTAGTGCTGCTTGATAGGCAGCTTTGATGCGCTTGTCTCGCTGTTTTGACTCGGCGTCATTTATTTCACCCGGTGAAAGTACTTCTCCAATTTCACTCACTGTGGCACCAGCGGCAATGGCATCAAGAATGCGCAGTTGCTCAATATAAATTCGATTTGAAAGAACGCGGGCTACGTTCGGTTTGACAGTACCTTGCTTAATCCCGGCTTCACGCAGCTCCCTTATTTTGCCCTCCACCATTTGCAGCAATGTCTCTAAAGGGGTGGAAAGATCAACCAGGATCAGCACTAGCGGCCCTTCAACTTTTCCAAAGAAAACAGGTTTAAATCGTTCTTCTGCTCCTGCGTCATGGAAACCATAGGCGTCAATTAAACTTATAAAAACATCAAATCCACTGTCATCATCGGGTAATAGATTCGAGGGAATCAACCACTTGTCATTAAAGTAAGTTAGCCAATATTCATGGCGCTCACTGCATATTTCTTCATAGGCAGTAAGCATGATTGACAATTTTGAGGGACAGTCAAAATATTCAAAAGTCTCTTGTAAGTCCTTCGGATTATTGAAGCACCACTCATAAACCTCGGCTAGAAATTTCTTGCTATCCGCTTGGTATTCCGGATTTCGGCGCAAAAACTCCCAAACTGTTTTATTGGATGCAAAATCATTTACTAAACTTGATTTGTAGGGCTCTGGGTCTCGCCAGTTTGGTCGAATAAACATGCAACCCCTTCAGGTGCGGCCTTCATTAGGTGCCACGCCAGGCCGGTGAAGGTATCCGACTTTTCCCCTTTGCGGATCAGGCGCAGGGTAGACGTGTCAAGCCATATTCTATGGGCGAGCATTAACCTCAACGCTGGCCACCTGCCCGGCATCGACTACCGGGCATGCTCTGCACCTGGTAGAGGTACGGCACCAGCTCACCGTGCATTTGCTCAGGTGAAAGTCGTTGCACCGGGTGAACTGGTCGTGGTGGCGTCGTCGTTGGCAATGGTGGCGCTTACGTCCCCGACAACAGCCCGGCCCGCCATGCTGGCCACGGCTATTTTCTCCAAAACATCACCGTCATAAGTCAGGTATCAGGACGCGATACCCACCATTTTGCATTTTTAAAGCCGCCTGGTAGGCCGCCTTAATGCGTTTATCTCGCTGTTTTGACTCGGCGTCATTGATTGCACCAGGTGCAAGTACGTCTCCAATTTCACTTACTGTGGCACCAGCGGCAATGGCATCAAGGATGCGCAGTTGCTCAATATAAACCCGGTTTTCAAGCATTCTATTTTTGCGCGTTACCACTACACCTTCTTTAATCCCCCTATCGCGAAACTCCCGTATTTCGCCCTCTACTATTTTTAGCAATGCCTGCAATGGCATTGAAAGATCAACCGGGATCAGTACAAGCGGACCTTCCACTTTGCCAAATAAAACAGGTTTATAAAGTTCAGGGGAATAGCAAGATTTATAAGTAAAAAAATCTCGATGGTTATCGTCTGTTGTCTCGCCAAAAAAAATATCCCAGGTAGCGTTAAAGTGATCGCTCCAAAACGTCCAGCGGGTTTGGGAATTCTCCCTGAAGCAGGTATTTTTAATATACAAATCATCCCCTAACTCCAAAAAACCCTCTGTTTTCTGAAGGAGTTTTGGATGGTCTACGCACCATTTGCAAACCTCGCTCCGGTATTCATCAGTATCTTTTTGGTAGTCTGGATTTCGTCTTAAAAATTCCCATGCAGTGATGTTTGTAGCGTCATCATTCAAGTGAATTGACTTGTAAGGAACTGGGTCTCTCCAGTTTGGTCGAATAAACATGCAACCCCTTCAGGTGCGGCCTTCATTAGGTGCCACGCCAGGCCGGTGAAGGTGTCCGGATTTTTGCCCAAAGGGATCACCCTTGGGTTAGACAAGCAAATATATTTTACTTACGAGGGGCTCGTGGAAACGGCAAACCAAGCACCAGCATGCAGGGGGAATGCCTCAAAGACGCCTAGAACCTAAAGCCAACTTGACTCAAACTCACAGCAAATACGCCCTCAACATACTGAGGAAACACCTCAAAAATGCCAAAAATATCAAGCCAACTCGGCTCAATCTTGCCGCAAATACGCCTGCAACATTTGAAGAAAATGCCTCCAAGACGCCCAAAACATCAAATCAACTCGACACAATCCAGCCGTAAACACGCCAGCAAAATACCGAGAAAATGCCTCAAATATGCCGTGAAAGTCTACCAATTCAAGGGGACAGGATGGCGGATGTACGGCTGTCGCTGTAATCCACTATTCGCCCGCTAGGTTGCTTCGCACCCTTCGCAGTCAACTCAGGGCTTCGCCCCGAGACCCATTCATAAGAATATTTGTTTGTGCATTTTGCTGGCGAGTTTCACCGGTTCACAGCGCAGAGGCTCAGGCGCTCAGTGCGTTGCACCTGGTGCAGCCAGGCACAGTGCTGACGTTTGGCCAGGCCGCCACGAATCACGGCTGCCACGCTGGCAACCGGCCCGGCATCGACTGTGGCAAGGCTTGCACCTGATCGAGGTGCGGCACCAGTTCACGGGGCAGCGGCTCAGTGCGTTGCACTTGGTCGAGGTGCTGACGTTTGACCAGGCTCGCACAGATCACGGCCGCTATGCTGGCCACCGGCAAGGCATCGACGATGGCAAGGCTTGCACCTGATCGAGGTGCGGCACCAGCTCACAGTGCAGTGGTTCAGGCGCTCAGGGCGTGCGCCTGGTGCAGCCGAGCACAGTGCTGACGTTTGGCCAGGCCGCCACGCTGGCCACCGGTCTGGCATCGACGATGGCAAGGCTTGCGCCTGATCGAGGTGCGGTACCAGCTCACGGTGCAGCGGCTCAGTGCGTTGCACTTGGTGCAGTGGTCGAGGTGTTGACGCTTGCCGGGCTGGCACGG